GAAACAGGTGTAACATTAGGTGTAACATTTACTGTAACACAAAAATAAATGTTACACTATGGAATACAATTTATTACTCAGACTATACGATAATCATTGTAATTTGTTTATCGAAGGTAAATATTAACATTAACGACTTAGTATTTCCTATTGATATTTTCCCAAAAGACATACAGACTTATTTAATAGAATGTAATTCAAAACTTGATAGTTCTATTGAGTACATGGGAGTTTCTTTATTATGGTTGATTTCTGTCTGTATTGGGAATAGTATTGACGTGGAAGTTAAAAAAGGATGGAATGAAAATTTATCTGTTTGGATTTCGGTAGTAGGGAAAGCAGGATTAGGTAAAACACCAAGTATTTCAAATATTATTTTCCCACTTATAAAAATTAATGCAAAGGAAATTAAAACCTATATTAAAGAATCTGAAAAATACGAATATTATAACGCTCTTTCTAAAAAAGAAAAAGAAGAACATTCGGAAGTTCCAAAGCCAATTAAAACACAATTTATAGCTAACGACATTACACTAGAAGCATTAGTAGATTTACATCAAGAAAGCGACAATGCCGTAGGTGTTTTTAAAGATGAATTAGCGGGATGGTTAAAGGATATGAATAAATATCGTGAGGGTTCTGATTTAGAGTTCTGGCTATCTACTTGGAGCGGGAAATCAGTTAATTTAAATAGGCTTACTAGAAAGGGGTCGTTTGTCGAAAAACCTTTTATCCCTGTTTTGGGAGGTATCCAACCGAGTATATTTAACACGTTTTACACAGACGAAAATAAAGACAATGGTTTTATGGATAGAATGCTTTTATGTTATCCAGATTTAAAAGTCGACGAATACAACGAAAACGAAATAAGCGAAGAAATTTTAATATGGTACAAAGAACTTATAATATCATTTTACGACACAATTAAAAGGATTATTAAAAGAGATGATGAAGGAAGTATTTTAAATCTTACAGCTGTTTTTTCAGATGAAGCCAAAGAGGAATGGAAAAGAATGTTTAACGAAATGACCAGCGTCCAAAACAACGAGGAAGAAAACGAGTATTTAAAAAGCATGTACCCAAAGCAAAAGTCTTACATACCTCGTTTTGCTTGTTTAATACACGTTTTTGACGAGTTTATGAGTGAAGGTGGAAATACTTTACTTATTTCAAAAGAAAGCATCTTAAAAGCTGAAAAACTAAGCAAGTATTTTATTGCTACAGCTAAGAAGATAAAAATTAACTCAGTTGACGTAAGTAAATTAAAAAACACAATAATAGCTAATAAAGGTAAAAACGAAAAAGAAAAGCTTTTCGAGATTTGGAAAGCAAATAATGAGTTTAATAGGTCGGAAACGGCAGAATTATTAGGGGTTTCAAGAATGAGCGTAACAAGATGGGTAAAAGAGTTTGAAAGTGTAACACAAAAATAAATGTTACAGTCAAATGTTACAGTAAGAATCCAATAAAATAAAGGGTTAACAAAGAAAAGTGTAACAATGTTACATGTTACACTAAGAAATAAAATAAAAAATAAAATAAAAAAATATATTTTTTACTAAAAAAAAAGCAAATGTTACAGTTACACTAAAGCTTAACCCTTATAAACATTAAGAAACAGGTGTAACATTAGGTGTAACATTTACTGTAACACAAAAATAAATGTTACACTATGGAATACAATTTATTACTCAGACTATACGATAATCATTGTAATTTGTTTATCGAAGGTAAAATAAGCCTAGAAATGTTTTTATCTATTGAAACAGAATACATAAAACGATACCAATTATTTATAATTAATCTTAACTAAAAATGTACGAACTAAGAGAAATACAAAACGATGTTTATTCGAAAATTAGATTTAATGCTAAAATAGGCCGAAAGAAAATTTTAGTAATGGCCTGTACTGGATTTGGTAAGACTATTTTATCATACCAAATTTGCAAAGACGCAATAGAAAAGAATAACAGAATATTATTTACTTCGCACCGTATCGGGTTGGCCGAACAATCAAGAGATAAGTTCGAAAGTTTAAACCCGTCTTTTTTACAAGGTGATTCAGATGGGTATATTGAAGATTATAAATTATTAGTGGCAACGCTTCAAACATTAGTTAATACCGAAATTAAGCCGCCAAAAGTGGTAATTATTGATGAGGTGCATTATGCTTATGATTCTAATTACATTCAGTCTTTATTTGAAAAATGGCCAAACGCAATATTTATAGGATTATCGGCCACGCCAACAAATGACAAAAACTTTTTATTAGATGGTTTTGATACTATTATTGATGATTATCAAACGGCTGATTTAATTAAATTAGGGTGGCTAGTTCCGTTTAAAGTTTATTCGCCAATGAATATAAACGTGTCCAACGTGAAATTATCTAAAACAACGGGGGATTATCAAGAAAAAAGCTTAGAATCCGAAGTAATAAAAGAGGATATTAATTACTCGATAGTTGATAATTACTTGAAATTAGGACAGGATAGAAAGTTTATTTGTTTTGCTTTAAATAAAGTTCATTGTTTAGCTTTACAATTAGCGTTTTTAGATAGCGGAATTGTGGCCGAAGTAATAACGGCCGACACATCAAAAAAGCAACGGTTAGAAATATTGGAACGCTACAAAACAGGACAAACAAAAGGCCTTATTTCAATTGAAATCTTAACAGCTGGTTTTAATGATCCAACAGTACAATGTGTTATTATGGCCAGCCCCACGAAAGCGTGGAAAAAGTTTATTCAATGCGCTGGCCGAGGTATTAGATTGCTTGGCCATACTATTGAGGAGTCTATAAAAAACGGAAAATCAGATTGTATTTTATTAGATTGTTGTGGATGTGTTGAAGAACACGGAATGCCAGACGATAGAAAAGAATTAGTGTTTGGTAAAAAAATAAGCCGTGTTATTGATAGAGAATTGAATTTAGATAAATCGAACGAGACTAGGCAAAATTTATCGAATGTAGTTACAGAAGAAAAACAAGTATTTCTTAAGCGCATAGGATCACTTTTGGATATTTACGAAAACAAAGTTTATTCAAAAGAATCTGAACTACAAGAAGATGTAAATAATTTTCTAGCTAAAACTGGTTATTTTTACTATAGACAAAACAGCGGAAAAATGTTTATCGATGGCCGTTGGGTTCACTTTGCTTCAAAATCAGGTTTGCCAGACAATACAGTTTATTATAAAGACACATCATTTTACTTTGGCCTTGAATTAAAAATGAAGTACGGAAAGCTTACGGATAAGCAAAAAGAAACACTTCCTGAAATGATAAGTAAAAAAGTTTTGTTCTTTATTTGCGAATCTGTTTATGATGCTTACAAGGCCATCGAACACGTTGAAAATAATATAGAATTTACAGCTGATGGTTATATTATAAAAAATAGTATTTATAATTTGCCTGATAAAGAAATACAATACAGAGCTAAACTAAAGCTACCTATTGAATACTACCCCCACCCCGAGTATAAATTTAAAAAATAGATAGAAATGGAGAAAATCGAATATCAATATCCAGACAAGGATAAAATTAAGCGAGAAATAAAATTAGCCTTTAGAGAGGAATTCTTAAAACTGAACAATCTAAAAATAGGCGATTCTGTTATTTTAGAATTTCCATATCAAAGAGTTTATAAAGAACCAAGGAAACAAGAAAACACAGTTACTTGGAATAAATTATCAGAAGGTATTTTAAAAGAAGATAAAGACGGCTACCTATATGCTGAGAGTTTGGAATTGTTTGATTTCTATAGATGGAACACTGACAATGTAAGAAGACCGTTTTATAAATTAGAAAGAAGAAAATCAATACATAAATTTAACATCGGATTCATCTAACCAACCCAACAGAAATTAAAAAGAAATTATTATGAAACCGAAAAAATATAAATACCCAGAATCAGACCGTATTTTTATTCTAGATCACGTAGGACAAAACGGAAACGCTTACTTTAAATGCGGTCATTGGTGTACTGACTGCGTTTTTACCGACCTAATAGACCTGAGTACAGGATATGCAAAATGGAATAACCCACAAATAACTTTATTCTAATGCGCCCTATCCTCCGATGGTGGCGAGACAATCCAAACAAAAAGCAAATCATGCTCCAACACAACATCAAAGCAATAACATTCGAGGAGATTGAAAGGATTTATTTAGAATTGAAATAAATAATTAAATATATTTGGATATTTAATAAATAGTACTATCTTTGAATTCGATATATGATTGTAGATTCAATTGTAATTTAAAACTTTTAATCATGAAATAGTTTAAACAAAAAAAATAGGGATGTGAATAATAGTAGCAGCCCTATAATTTAAACTATTTAAAAAAAAACATCAACCAATGGGAAGAAAACAATTAAACCACGTTCAGTATAAGCGAAATATTCATCCTGACTTTATTGACACAATGGATAAAACGCTAAATAAACTCAAAACAGAGCGCAGGAATGACGAAAGTATAAAAAAGCATGTAGAGCACGCCTTGGATAAAAATAATAGCTAAAAACTAAGATTATGCCAAAAGTATCTAAAATAAAATTATATCTTCAATCAAGTTGGGGCGAAGATTATGAGGTTCATTATAACGCTAAAAATGCGCCTAAGTTTTCAGTAAAGGGATTGCCTGAAGATTTTACAAGAATCACAGGCGTAAACCCACATGGATTTCACACAGAAGCAGAACTTGATTCGGAAATAAATAAAGCGACTAATGAATATAAGAGGTTGAAAAAAACAGAAAAAAAAGTCATTTTATATAAAGCGTCAGCTACCGGAGAATTGACAATGCATAAAGAAAAAGGGCTATATGAGGGTCATTATGTAGGTTCTTTGCCGGGTGTTAGTAAAAAACTTGATAGTTTTGGACATGGAGCGGAAACAGCTTCTTTCGGGATATCTTATCAAATTATGATAGAAGTTGATCATGTAAACAAAAAACAATATCATCCAATAAAAAATGATGGCTCTTTAGGTTTTTCAAGAAATCTAAAATCAAAAGAGCAAGTAATGGATTGGACACAAGATAGAGAAGATTTTTTTACAAATATTTATTCTTCTATGCGTGAAATGGTTTTAAAAATGAGCCAATTTATTGATCAATAACCAGAAGAAATTGCTTTGTTAATTCAAAACAATAAAAAATTACTAGGTTAGATATAATTAATCAACACACTAAACCACTAAAAATGAAAACACTTTACAACTACATTTCGAATGTATTATACGGAGGTAAAAAATTAACGCCTAATGAGTTTGGAGGATGAAAAAAATAGAATTTGAAACATTTAAAGACGTTTCGTCTAGTTACACAATATCACAATTACAATCTGGCAATCCAAGTTGTATTAATTTTCTTAGTTACAGAAAATATAAAGTAACTATAGAATTAATAGAAGAGGATAAAGACGTGTTGATAGATAGACTTATGAATTTAGATCATGACAATAATCACCATAGAAGATCTATGATTGATAATGAAATTAAGAAACTTAAATCTAACTAATGACAACAAAATTCATCCAACTATTCGAAAACTCAGGACTATCAAAAACTGAGTTCTGCCAAGCAATAGGAATGCATAACACTCATTTGACCAGATACATTAATCACGATGTTGAAATGGGGCAAATTCATTTCAAACACTACAAAGAGAAATTAGATAATTATTTAAAAGAGAAAGGAAATGTGTAGTTGTATAAAAGAAGTACAGGAATCTGTTAAAGAATCTAATAATTACAATTTAGTTGAATTAGATTGTGTTTTAACAGATATGAAATCAAATAATAAACTCACAGGCCAAAGAATTGAAGTTTATTATAATCATGTAAAACGTGATGGTGCAGTTCAAAAAAAATATAAAAAATCATTTGTATCACATATTTTTTGTCCATTTTGTGGAATAAAATATTAAAACACTAAAACACTAAAAAATCATGATCACAACACTAACAATTTTAGCAATCATAATCACACCGCTTTGGTTGCTTTCGGACACAATAACTTATTTTTTAACAGAAGGTACGGGAAAGTCTTTTTCCGCCAACGAATTAAAAGGATTTAGATAATGGAAAAATTTACACCGATTCAAGAAGCGGAGAAAGAACTTAACTGTAAAATTGTAGATTAGAGATGAGAGCAGGATATTTAATATCACCAATAGATTTTTATTGGGCTGATAAACGGGATAACGCTATAGTGGTATGTAATAATAGTCTTTTTAACACAGTAAGACACTACAGCATACGACACAACAAGCAGTTTAGAAAGATAGGTCAAGAAGTTGGCATTTGGAAAATAATAAAAAAACATCGCTAGTAGGTTAGTGATTAATTTGGGGAAATTGGAAAAAGTATCGCACCACGTGTTTCGCGATACTTTTTTTTATTATCTTTGTTATTATGGGTAAAACTAAATATATAGAGAGTCCAGAAAAATTAAAGGAATACTTTTTATCTTACGAAAAAGAGGTGAAAAGCAATCCTTTTTTAGTTAAGGATTGGGTTGGAAAAGATGCCGATGAGGTGTTAAGAGAAAAGGAAAAACCTCTTACTATTGAGGGCTTTGAATGTTGGTTATCAGAGAATGAAATTATTGAGGATTTAGGCGATTATTTAAAGAACAAAGATAACCGATATACTGATTATGCACCTATCTGTTCATATATAAAAAAGAAAACCCGTAAAGATCAAATAGAGGGAGGCATGGCAGGCGTGTACAATCCTTCAATTACACAAAGACTTAACAGCCTCGTAGAGACAACAAAAACAGAACTTAGTGGCTCTTTAAACGTTCCAAAATTCCCAGACATTGGAAACAGAGAATAAATTTAAATATTCTAAAGCGTACTTTAAAATTTTGGATTTGATAATGAATAATCCAAAAGAGACCGTATTTGTTATCCGAGGAGGACAAGGAGCGTCTAAAACAGTTTCAATTATTGAACTACTTATACAAGCTTTATTAGCTTCTACAAAAGAAATTTCAGTTATCAGTTCCGAACTATCGAAAATGAAAAGAACTGTAATTAGGGATTATAAAAAGATAGCTAAAGATTGGGGGGTATTAGAAAATGGATTGTATAACAAGTCAGAATCAAAGCATGAATTAGACAATGATAGCTATATTGACTTTTTAGGTGCTGATGTAACCGATGTTGGAAAGGGATTTAGGCGAGATATAATTTATATCAATGAAGCAGATAAAATGGATATTGACACGGCCGTACAGTTTATTTCACGTGCTAAATTAACTATTATAGATTACAATCCTGATTCATTATTTTGGGGTGACGATTATATTAATGAAAACAATTTCATTACTCTTACGTTTGAAGATAACGAGTTTCTTTCGCAAAGTGAGGTTGATTCTATTTTAGACTATAAAACAAAAGGATTTCATAATCCTACTTTACCATTTGAAACGCTGTTCAAAGAAGAAAATATAAAATCTAATTACTGGTCGAATAAATGGAAAGTTTACGGACTTGGAATGGTTGGGAATTTGGATGGCGTTGTATTTGATAATTGGCAACAAATTGATAGTATTCCAGAAGATGCTCGCTTACTCGGTATTGGGATGGATTTTGGCTATTCAAATGATCCTACGGCAATTGTAGAGGTTTGGAAATGGAATGATAAACGTATTTTAAATGAAATATGCTATAGAAAAGGGTTAGTTAACTCAGATATTGCCGAGTATTTACCTGATAATGTTATTGTGTATGCAGATAGCGCAGAGCCTAAAAGTATTGAGGAGATTAAACGACTAGGGGTTAAGTTAATACAAGGAGTTTCAAAAGGCGCTGACAGTATTAATTTCGGTATTCAATTGATGCAAGAAGAAAGTTATTTGGTTACTAAAAAATCTATAAATATTATTGAAGAACTGCAAAAATATACATGGAAAAAAGACAAGAAGACCAACGAAAAACTAAACAAGCCAATCGACAATTACAACCACGCTATCGATGCTATCCGTTATCACGAAATGGAAACTCTAGCAAAAAAACCTAATTGGTTCGTAATATAAAATAATTTTGTATTTTTACCATTAATTTACTATAACTGAAATGAGTATATTCGATAGATTCTTTAAAAAAGCGATTAATTTAAACGTTCATTGGAACATTTCCAAAAGTGGCGAATGGGTATTCCCTAATGAAAGTAGCGATACTTACATAGATAAAGGTTATAAAGAATTACCTAATGTTTACGGGTTAATCGAAGCTATTCTAAGTAAATCTACGATAGTTCCTTTCGAAGTATTCAAAGTGAAAAGCCGTTCAAAAGAGCTTAAGTATAAAGCAATGATGGAAAGCGGAAACTACATCAAAGCGTTAAAGTATAAAGCAGAGGCTTACGATAAAGTTGAAAATTCAATCATAGAGGAACTTCTTTTAAATCCTAACGATTACCAAAATACAGAAGAGCAAAACTATGATATTGACGGTTATAAATTATTAACTGGGAATTCTTATCTGTATCATATTGGAGTTGGTAGTACACATGAATTACACACATTACCTGCTCCATGTGTTGATATTAAAGTAAGCGGAACACCTTTTTCGCCACAATTAGAATATAAGGTTAATTATCTACAAAATACGTTGCCAGGAGCAGATGTTTTGCACTTCAAAAAATGGAATCCTATTTTATCTGGTCAATCACCAACAAAGCAATTCAAAGGATTATCACCTTTACAATCTTGCCGTTTGTTATTAGGTCGTTACAAAAATGCTGATTTAACACAAGGTTTTCAATTTGAGAATATGGGGCCAGGTGGAATGATTACAGGGGCTACAAATACAGCAGATGGATTAACGACTGAACAAGCTCAAACAATACAAGATAGATTTAAGCAACAACATCAAGGGGTTCACAAAGCAGGCGATATACTTGTTACTCCATCTGCTTTGACATGGACAGCATTCGGTTTGTCTGCAGTTGATTTGAACATACTTGCATCAAAGACTGAAATGGTTAACGAATTGTGTAATGTTTATCAATACCCAAGTGATTTAATGGGAGGTGATAAGAAATACAATAACTTTGCCGAAGCTAGAAAAGCAGTTATCACTGATTGTGTAATTCCATTGGTAGAAGCTAGAAAGGGCGTGTATAATAAGTTTATTAAGGATGTTCTAGGGGAATCGGTAATTATTGAATATGATTATACTATATTTCCTGAGATGCAATCGGATTTATTGAAACAGTCGCAGGTTGCAGCTGCATCAAATTGGCTGACAGTTGATGAAAAGCGTTCGATGATGGGATATGAGCCATTACAAGAATCAGAGCGTAAAAACGTACTTATTCCAAGTGGTTTATCTACTTTGGAAGATTTGTATAGTACTGATAGCGATATTGATGAGGAACAACTTGACCCTAATGTATAAAATATGTTAAAGTTTTGATTTTTGATTGCATATATCAAATGTTTGTTTATATTTGTACTCAGATAACAACAACATAAAAATATATCACCATGAAAAAATTAGCAGAATTAATCGGAATGACAGAAGTAGAATTGAAAAACTTTTACTTACTACAAGTTAACAAAGCAAAAGCAATCGGATTTTCAGACTTAGAAGCTAGAGACATAGTTCAAGAATCATTCAGAAAACAATTAGGGCTTTTATAAGCCCTTTTAAACTTTACTGACATGAAAATACTTTCAATCATAATATTTGGTTTTGCTTTAGTAAGAACAATGATGCCTTTGTTGTTAAAAGAAAATTATTCAACATTCCCCAAACTTTTTGGAACTGTGGTTAATATAGGTTTATATCTCGTTTGCTATATTTGGTTTTTAAACTTAATATTAAATGGATAAATATATCACTCGTTCTTTAAAGATAGTTAAAGGAGAATTAGAAACAGACGAACAGTCATTTAAACACGCTTTAAATGAACTAAAAAACAGAAGAAAGGAATTAATCCCAGTTTTTAAAGAAGTGGCTTTAAAAGGACTTTCTATGATGGATATTGATAACGACCTAAATAATGAATGGAACGAGATATAAACCTATATTAACCACAGTTCCAAAAAGTTTTGGGAATGTTGAATAATTTTCTTTTA